CTGTGCCTCGGGCTTCGCGTTCCGGCCCTTGAGCTTGTCCTTCACCGCACTCGTGCCCTTCGCCTCGACTTTCGCGGTGGCAGCGTCGAGCTTCGATGGCGTCTTGGTCGCGAGCTGCTCGTTGCGAGCAGAGAGGGCGTCGGCCCAGCTCGCCTCGCCGTCGCGGATCGCGACGAATAGGCGCCGGAGCTGCTCGATCTCGGCCGGCGTGGCGACCTCGAGCTTGTGGCCGAGCCACTCCTCCAGGTCGGTGGGCTGGATGCCCTGGCCGGCGAAGGCGTCGCACACCGCGTGGCGCGCGGCGTCCGGGTCCTTGGCCGACTCGTCGCGCAGGATGGCGTTGCAGACGTCGTACGCCTCGTCCTGCAGGTTGCCGGGGATGATGCGCAGGATGCACGTGCGCAGCGCCTTCGACACGAGCGCGCCCTGCTTGTTGAGCAGGTCGTCCTCGCTCGCCTCGACGAGGTAGACACGGTCGCCGTAGCTGTTCGTGCGCTCGCCGACCTGGCGCTGGCCCTTGCGGAGGGTCTTGCGCTCGACGGTCTTCGAGATCGTCACATCCTGGGGCCACGTGATGTTCGCCTCCAGGTCGGTCGCCGAGACGCGGACGACGCGGGTCGTCTCGTCGTCGTAGATCTGCGCGACCTCCATGGCGATGTTGCCGAAGCACCGAGCTGCGGCCTCGGCGAAGCGGATCGACAAACCCTCGACGCCATCGCCAATCGGCTTGCGGTAGATCGCCGCCGCCGCGAACCCGGGGCGCCGGCACTCCTTCAAGATCGACGTCCGTACCGCGTCCATGTTGCGCGGCCGGTGGAGCGCCATCGTCCAGCGCGCCTCGATGTCCGCGCGCGACTTCGCGGTCAGCGCCGCCGTCGCCTGGTTCTCGCGGGAGATGCTCGAGCCGCCGAAGTCGCGGCGCACAAGCTGGTTGGCCTCGGGTCGGTGGCCGTTGGTGTTGCTGACGTCTTCCATGTTCAGATCCCTTCCTTGTTCTTCGACCATGAGCGCGGGACGTTGAACCGTCGCGTGCCCGAAACGGGGGTGGTGTACGAGCTGATGCTGCGGTTCTCGTCGGCGATGTTCGTGAGCGTGTCTCGATACGCATCGACGAGGTCAGCGCCACCGTCGATGCTCAAGACGAGCTGCGCCTCGGTGACGAGCGACCGCCACGCGGCCTGCCAGTCGGTCGTCGAGCCGTCCTTCGAGACCTTGTACGTGATGTGAGCTCGGCCCTTCTTGCCGGCCGGGTCCGCCCACTCGAGGCCGGAGCCGGTGCCGATGATCGCCTTGAGGTTCTGCGTGATGATCTCGGCCTCGGTCTCGGTGTGCGCGAGCTGCTCGCGGACCATCCGCAGGTGTCGAACGAGCGCCATCGCTTCCGGGCGATCATCGATCGAGATCAGATCGGGGAGCTTGTGTGGATAGGCTGTGGACAAGTAGTTGCTGTAGCTTTCGGACCCATCCGGATCCGGCGGCACGTCCTTGCGGATGTTGTCGACCAGAAACCGCTCCGCGCTGCTCCGGAGCATCTCGATGAGGTCGTCGTCGCGCACGATGCGGTACTCGGCGGGCTGGCCGTCGATGAACGCCACGAGGTCCCAGTTGTCGAGCCCGGACACGAACATGTTCCACGCGCACTGCACGAGCTCGTGCGGCGGGACTTCGTCGGTGCCGGGGTCGCCGTACTGGTCCGCAGCTCGGAAGGAGTGCGTCTTGATCTCCAGTCCGTTACGCGGGCGCGACTGGCGCGGGAGATAGCAGATACCGTCGGGGGTCGCCTTCGCCCAGGTGACAGTCGGGTGCTCCAGGGTGCCCGGGACTTCGACGCGCACGCCGTGGCGCTCGGCGTAGTCCTCGCGGATGGGCGTCTCGAGGATGTTGCCCCACTTCGTGCGGTCGTTGCCGGTGAACGGCGTAGCGCGGTCCGTCTTGTCGAGGAATACGTCGATCGCCGAGCGGTACGGGTGGAGACCAGCAATCGCTGCGACGTCGGTCGCGGTGATGCCGTCCTTGCGTTGTGCGAGCTGCTCAGGGCTAAGAGACATGGTTTCTCCGTCGGTGATAGGCGTTCCTGTTGCGCTCGTTATCGCACAGCCTGCAGTTGCGTCCTGTGCGGTTCTCTTGAATGAACAGGTGCCCGCGCGTGCAATGTGTGCGGGACGCTTTCGGCAGACGACCCGACTTCTTTTTCGCTCTGTACCTTCGCTGGGCGGCGAGCATGCAGATCTTGCATCTGCGGTGGTTGTTGCTGACGTACACGCCGGCTTCTTCGATGCGGTGTCCGTTGACGCAGAGCACGTACGGGTTACGCCGATGGTAGAGTTCGATGTTCTTTGTGGATGTGACCACCGAAAGATGTTCGGGGTTCACACAGGTCTTGTTCTCGCACTCGTGATCGATTGTCATCCCGTGCGGAATGGCCAGTTCAGAAGCTAGGACGACAAGGCGATGAACCGACATCCGACGCCACCCGCTGTTCGTCTTCCACTGGATCTGCCCGTAGCCCTTGCCGGACACCGCGCCTGCCCACTGCCAGCATCCGGTCTTCGGGTCCAGCGATACCTTTGCCCAGAACCTCGTTGGCAGCCGGTTGTCGTTGAAGGTTACGAACACGTGATGACCGTACTCGCCGGGTCTGACAAACGACCTCTCCACATGTTGTCCACAGGAGGAGATCTCGCCCGCATTTTTGCACTGCGGAAAAGTTGGACACGCCGGCCACGGATGGCGTATCAGTCGAGTCCATGGCCGCACTTCGCAGACCGCGACCCCGTCAACTGATTGCAGACCGACTCCGGAAATTCCGGCTCGCCAAGGGGATCATCCAAGAGGACGCCGCGAAGAAGCTCCGCATCACGCGGAGCCAGTGGTGCCTCATCGAGTCGGGGCAGCAGTCGATTCCGGCAGAGCGCCTGCCGGACTTCGCGCAGCTCGTGGGGGCGACCGTCAACGACCTGCTCGGTATCCGCGAGGCTGCCTGATGTTCCGCTGGCCGGTGCTCTCGGCCTTCATCGGCTGGGAGCTGATCGAGGTAGCCATCGCCATGGAGGACGGCTCGTACTGGGAGCCCCAGGACGACGGCGACGCCTCCTGGGGTAGCGGGGGTTTCGAACCAACGGGCGGGGAGTAGGACATGGCTCGGATGAGCATCGACGACATGGTCCAGAGGGACCCTCGAATCACGAAGCTGGCCAGCCTTGTCGGTTGGTCGCGCCGCGAGACCGTGGGATGCCTGGTCCTCGACATCTGGCCCATCTGCTACGACCAGGAGGAGTCGACCATCGCAGCCGATCTCATCGACATCGCGGCCGGCGTGGAGGGGTTCGCCGCCGCCATGGTGACTGCGGGGCTCGCGAAAGTTGCGCGCGGAAGCCGGAAGGTTCGCATCAATGGCGCTGCAGAGCGAATCAAGTATCTAGATCACAAGCGGGAGGCTGGGCGCGTTGGTGGACTCAAGAGCGCGCAATCACGCGCCAAAAAATCAAGCACCAGGGGAAGCACACCTCAAGCAGTGGGGAACCCTTCTGTTCCGGATACTGTTCCGGATACTGTTCCGGATACTGTTCCGGATACTGTTCCGGATACTCCTCCTGTTCCGGAAGATCTTCTTGTCGGACCTTCTGGTCCGACCAGTAGAAGGCCAGCAAAGGTCCGACCTCTTGTCGTTACGAGCCCAGAGGCGGAGGCTGCAGCTCGGAGGCTGGTTGACCGGATTGCGGCCAACACGCCAGGCAGCACGCTAGCCAAGCTCTCGGAGGCCGAGAAGAACGCGCGAGCCCGGAGGTGGGCAGAAGCCTTCCGGCTGCTCCACGAGCGCGATGGGCACTCCTGGGAGGCAATCAACGCGATGGTCGTGTGGTGCCAGAACGACCCGTTCTGGAAGTCGAACATCCTGAGCGGTGACAAGCTCCGCGAGAAGTGGGACCAGCTCGCGGCCCGGATGCAGCACGGCGGGCAGGGATCCGCCGCGCCGCCCCGCGAAAGCGGCCTGGACGTCGCACTCCGGATTGCGAGAGGGGAATGAACATGGTTCGCGAAGAAGCAGCCAGACTGGTGGCCCTGATGGTCGCTGCAACCGCACAGGGCTCCAGGCTCGATGGGAAGGCCGTGGTGGCGATGATCGACGCCTACGCCTCTCTGCTGGCCGACCTGCCTTACGCGCGCTGTGAGGCAGCCGTAGGCGTTCTCCTGCAGAACCAGCCCTTCATCCCCGCCGTCTCCGAGATCCGAGCGGCGGTTCTCGAGCTCGAGCAGGGGCCCATCCGTTCAGGTGTCGATGCCTGGGGCGAGGTGCTCGAAGCGATGAAGCGTAAGGGGGCATACAGGAGGCCGGGGGTCGACTTCGAGTTTTCGGACCAGGTGACGCACCGCGCCGTGCAGTCCCTCGGCTGGACCGAGCTGTGCCTGTCCGAGTTCTCGACAGCGGACCGAGCGCGCTTCATCGAGCTGTACGACCACCTCGCGAAGCAAGCTCGCCGCGAGGAGCAAGCGCCCATGCTCGCTGCTGCGCGTGAGCAGCGCGAAGCTCGGCAGGTCACGGCGGGCTCTGCCGTCTCGCGGCTGCTGTCGCTTGTTCCGCCGCCGGAGGAGCCGTGACCGTGCTCTCGATGGATCACGTCGCTCGCGCGCTCGCGTACCCGTGCGAGGTCTGCAAGGCACAACCGATGAGGCCGTGCCTTGAGAGCCCGATGTACCCGAAGCCCATGTTCGACGGCTGCCACACGTCGCGCATCTATCGCGGGCTCTACGGCGGCAAGAAGATGAAGCCCGCCTTCCGGAAGTACGATCCGGAACACGTTCGCGAGTACGAACCGAGCACGAGAACGCCCGAGCCCAAGGAGACGCTCGAGGAGTTGATCGAGCGCGCGACCGCCACCTGGGAGTCGAAGCACGGGCGACGAAAGCTGGCGACGCCTGGTTGGCATGGCGATGACTGATCGGAGTAGGGTTCGCGCATGGTGATTCTGATCATGATGGTCGTGGCGATCTTGTTCATGTGGATCGACTGGACTCCCGAGCGCAACAAGCCGGTGGTCACGCTCGACCTGACGGGGAGGAGACGGCTGTGATCGGAGAGGTGATACTTGCGCTGACGGCGATCGTCACGCTGTGCTGGGGCATCGCGATGCACCCGACGAGCGCGAGCTGCCCGCGCGGATGGTCAGTCGAGGGCGTCCGGCCATCCGGGGTATCGCACTGCACGCCGTCGCCGCCGCCCAACTGCGGGGAGCCGGTGCCTCCGTACAACATGCCGTGCCCGCACGACGACCGCGAGCTGCCCGTGCGGATCTACTGCACCGGCGGGTCGCATGCCATCGTGGTGGATGAACGGACGATCGGCTGCACTCGGTGACGTAGAACTTCCGCTCGCGCGGCACCTCTGATAGCTTCCGGCCCATGGGCAATTTCTTCGTCAACCTTCCCGTCCCGTCTTCCAACTCCTCGGGCGCCCCAGTCGACGTCTCGGCGATGGGTCAGACGAAGTCGATCGTCATGGGCGGAAACTTCGTTGCATCGGTGAACATCGAGTACGCCACCGACGTCGGCGGAACCGTGTGGGCTCCGCTCACCACGTTCCAGGGGCCGGGATCTCTCACGATCGACGTCGCGGCGCACTGGATGCGAGCGACGACCGCGAACTACAAGAGTGGGTCCGCGAACTGCGATGTGGGCGGGTCGGACGCCGGTACGAGCTTCGTCCAGATCGTCGCGCCTGCCGGCAACGGCGCTGGCGCCCCTGTGGCGATCGACGCGCTCCCGCCGTTCAAGACGGTCGTCGTGAGCGGCCCGTTCACCGGCTCGCTGACGGTCGAGGTCAGCGAAGACGGCACCGACTACGCGCAGGCGATGACGTTCTACCGAGGCGGAGCTCAGAGCGCCTCGTTCTACGGCGCGTTCGCGCGCATCCGGCGCAACGATGTCGCCGGCGGGTCAACGCCGACGATCTGGATGGGGGCATCCAGTGCTGGCGGCGGCGGGGTGGCTCCGACGACTGAGCACGTCGGTGGCGTCGGTGGCGTAGATCCCTCGGTGGCTCTGAACCCGGCGGTGGACACGAGCTTCATTGAAAACACCGGAGCAACGGAGACCACCCAGGACTTCACGCTCGCGAACGGAACCGTCGACGGTCAGATCCACAGCATCGTGAACGACTCGTTGGGCACTCGAGGAGTTCGCGTGCTGCCGACGAGCCTGCGGGGAGGCACGACGCTGTCGGTCGGATTGCCGAACGCCAGCTTGGTGCTGATCTGGAACACCACGGATGCGACGTGGTGCATCCTCGGCACGATGCTCGGCTTCACGTTGACGTGAGGTAACGTGGCCTCATGGCCTCTTGCGCTGCCTGCCTCCAACCGCTGCTTAGGTCGCAGCGGTTCTTGCTGGACGGCACCGAGGTCTTCCACGCGGCCTGCATCGGCCGCGCGTACCTCTCGAAGCTCAAGCTCGCCGAGCAGCGCGTGCGCGACCTGGAGGCCCAGGTGGCGGACACGCGCCGAGCTGCAGCTCGGGTTGAGGCCGAGACGAACCGACTTCGCAACGAGGCGACCAGCAAGGCGGCGGAGGTCTGCGTGCTCGAGGGCCGCATCAGCGGCGTCCGGGTCGAGCTAGAGCTGACCCAGGAGCGCCTGCGGGCGCGCCAGGACGAGCTCCAGGGTGCCCGCAACCAGAACGCCGCGCTGCGGGCTGAGATCGCCAAGCTGCAGGCCGATGCCGGGATCTCCTCCGACGAGCCCGAAAAAGACACCGACGCGAGCGCCATCCGGTTCGGATTACTTGAGCTTGACTGAGCGGCTGCGGGTGTACTACAAGTGGCGACGTGGCGATCACATCGAGGTCGAGGGCTATCGACATGCTCGGTGCCCGTTTCGGGTCCTTGGTGGCCAAGGAGCGTGTCGGCAAACTGTACGGCTACGTTCTGTGGCGGTGCGTATGCGACTGCGGTGGTTCGATTGATTCCACCAGTACCCGTCTCCTGGGCGGGCAGGTGGCCTCATGTCAGGAGTGTCGCCTGTCACAGCAAGGCGTGCCGACGAAGTCGGCCGCAAATCCGATCGAGTACAACGCCTGGTTGAACGCGATAAGGCGCTGCACCCGCAAGGAGGACCCTTCCTATCCGTACTACGGAGGTCGCGGAATTAAGATCTGCAAGAGGTGGGCGGATAGCTTCGACGCCTTCTTGGAAGACGTTGGACCGAGACCATCGGCAGACTTCTCCCTTGATCGATTCCCCGACAACGACGGCGACTACAAGCCAGGCAACGTGCGCTGGGCGACACGAAAGCAGCAGGCGAACAATCGGCGTCCACGGAAGCCTGGCTACAAGCGGAAATCACCGAACCAAGGCTAATCAAGAGACCCCTGGACGTAGGAGCGCGCGATGACGAAGACAGCAGCGAGGCTTTCCGAACTTGATCGTCTTGTTGAATCCGAAAAAGTTCAGCTCCGCAACTTTGCGGACCTAAAAGCGCAGGTCGCGGACATCGCGCTCGTGATCACCGAGTACATGAAGGACGCCGAACCCGCGCCGGAGCGGCGATGTTGCATCCGCTGCAGCAAGGTCGCGCTGCAGGGGCATCCGTACTGCCTCGACTGCTCGAAGGTGGAAGCCGACGCGGTCAACCACCCGAAGCACTACACGCTCGGCGTCGAGGTCATCGATGCGATCGAAGCCTGGAAGCTCGGTTACCACCTCGGTAACTGCGTCAAGTACATCGCCCGCGCGGACCACAAGGGGTCGCGGCTCGAAGATCTCAAGAAGGCGAAGTGGTACCTCGAGCGAGCCATCGCTCGCGAGGAAAAGCCGTGAGGCGGCGCCACGCAGAGGCCATCGGACCCGCGAACGACGCGAAGCTCGTGGTGACGCAGGAGCTGGTCGCGCTGATGTACGCGGACAACCCGATCGCGCTCGGGTCGCTCGTGTACGAGGATGCCTTCCTCGCGGGCCTCACCGGCAAGCCGCCGATGGAGCCGCGCTACATCTGGGAGACCGGCGCGCTGGCCGCGCATCTGATCCTGCTCGGAGGTCAGAGGTGAGAGGTCGACACACCGCCACCTGTGCGATCGGCGCGCGGGCGGAGACGCGCGGGCCGTGCGACTGCGGCGCCGGGGAGCGCCCGTATCGCGCGCGGATGATCAAGGAGACCGACGAGCACGGGCAGCAGCTCGTCGAGGTTGTGATCGATGGTCCACTGACGACAAGCGAGGCGGTGTCGCTGTCGATTCTGCTGCAGGAGCTGACGAGGGTAGAAGGACAACGCTGGGCGCGAGCTGACGCGCGGAGGAAACGATGACCGACATGCAAGTGATTGTTCTGACCCGTGAGCAGCTCGACGTCGTCGAGTCGCCCGTGGTCGTCTCCGGCCGCTGCCACCCGCGCTCGGCGCAGCTCGTGTTCTACCTCGCGGGGGTCATCGCGATCCGCTGCAAGACCTGCAACAAGCACGTCGCCAACGTCGCCATCGCGCCGGAGACCCAGGTCGA